CAGAGTCCCAAAAAGAAAAGGAATCTCTCATGGAGAAAGAAATTGTTGAGGCTCTGGCGACTCTCAAAACTGAGATGGCCGCTGAGTTCGCTGACGTGCTGGCCGAGGCACTGAAGCCGTTCACCAAGAAGACCGACAAGGCCAAGGCTGACGCCGAGGATGCCAAGGACGGCGGCGCTGATGACGACGAAGAGAACGCAGATGGCTCCAAGAAAAAGAAGCCCGTCGTCAAGGAGTCCGCTTCCTTTGCAGACATTGACAAGGCACTGACCGAGGCCAAGCTGCCCTCCGCTTCCCGCACCTCGGTTTTCGCTCTGGTTGAGGCTGGCGCTGACCTGAAGGAAACCGTTGACGCCGAAGCCGCCAAGGTGAAATCCATTCTCGAAGAAGCCGACCATTCCTTCAAGGGTTATGCCCACGATGAAAAGGGCGCAAAGAGCCTGGAAGAAGCCACTGCCGGGATTATTGACAACCTTTATGGAATCAAGGCAGTAAACGGCAAGTAGTTTTTCGCGGCAATTCTCCCGAATTGCCAATGCGGTATTCTTGTATTAGCGATGAAAGGTGCCAATAATGGCAAAGAATGAAGTTTTCAAAGACGCGGAAGGGCTTTCCCTCCCCGTCGCAACCGGGGTAAAGTCCGGTACCCCCCTCCGCCTCGGTATTCTGAATGCTGTTGCCCAGACAGATGAAGGTTCAGTAACCAACCTGAATTACGTCTTTGCCGGAATTGCACAGCCCACTGGCGGTATTGGTAACGCGGCTGGCTTCGCCACCGTAAAGACCACGGGTGCATGGAGTGTGCCTGTGGCGGGCGCGCTCAACGTCGGTGACCCGGTGTTCTACCACCCGCAGATCGGCGCTCCCGTCCTGACCCTCGGAGTGACTTCAACTGCGGGTGGCACACTCGCAGCCGCGACGTACTTCTGGAAAGTCACCGCGATTGACGCTGGCGGCGAAACCGTTGGCTCCAACGAGGTCACGGCTACCACGACCGGTGCTACTTCCTCTCAGCCGCTTTCTTGGCCTGCTATCTCGGGTTCGACTGGTTTCAAGGTCTACCGGGGCACAGCTGCTGGTGCTGAGAGCACTCTGGTTGCGACTCTGGGCAACGTCACCAGCTACACCGACACTGGTGCAGCAGGAACCGCAGCCACCGTCCCAGCCGCCAACACGGCTACTGCCGCTGGCCTGACAACTACCTCAACGGGCAACTTCGTCTGGGGTTCCGCTCTCCGCTCCAAGACTGCCCCGGTAGCCAGCGTAATCGTCCGCATCATCAACTCCGGCCAGACCGTCGCTAGCGCGTAAGGAAAATGACTATGGAACTTGTACTCCCCAAGCACATCGAGGAGACCGCCAAGATTTTCGGTGACGCTCTCCACGGTGACTTCCGCGCACGCGGCATCATCAAGTCCGTCGTTGACGGTCAGCTCTCTGAAGCAATTTCCAGCTCTGACTTGGCGCAGACGTTCGCTTTCGTGAACGCCGCTGCTCTCCAGGCTCAGTACGCGACGCTCCCCACTACGTGGACCGAGTTCGCCAAGCGGGATATCTTCGAGGACTTCAAGCCCAAGTTCCAGAAGGAACTGGTCTTCGACTACGACCAGGACCTTGCTGACAACGGTGGCCACGTCACGGCTCCGGGCTCCCTCCCGGTTGTTCCTGAACTGACCGAGTACCCCGCGTTCAGCTTCACCACGTCCGCCAAGGCGCTTTCCATCTACAAGTCCGGTGCTCGCATCGGCTTCTCTTGGGAAGATGTCATCAACGACAACTGGAACTTCATTGCCCAGCTGCCCGGACGTATGGCCCAGTACGCCAAGAACACCGAGGAAACCGAAGCCGTCAAGGTTCTTGTCACCGCTGCCGGTGCCAACCCGGACACGTTCAACGCCACGAACCTGAACGCCGTGGACAACAAGCAGCTCTCCATCGACTCGCTGGCTTACGCCAAGCGCACGGTGCGTCAGCGCAAGTGGAACAACAACTTCATCACGGTTCCGAAGTTCGCACTCGTTGTCCCGTCCGCCATGCGCGACTGGGCCGAGCGCATCCTGAAGATCACCGAGATTGAGTCGGTCTCCGGTGACCCGGCTGTTGCAGGCAAGGGCCAGCAGCGGTTCAAGTCTCAGGTCTCCAACTCGGACGTGGTGCTGGTTGTCAACGACTGGCTGACCCAGATCGACAAGTCTGCCAACGCGGGTACCAGCTGGTACTTGGTGCCCTACCAGGGTTCCGATGGTATCCGCGACTGTGTTGTGGTGAACTTCCTCCGCAACCACGAGGCACCAGAGTTCCGCCAGTCCAACGCTGGTGGCCTGTTCCTCGGCGGCGGGGCTGTCCCGACGCTGGCTGGCTCGCTCCGCAACGATGACGCAGAGTACCGTGTGCGCCACGTAGTGCGAGGCGGCTTCTGGTTCGCATCGAACAGCTACGCCTCTACCGGCACCACGGCTTACACCGAGCCTTGGTCCACGTTCGCCTAATAGCTTAGGCCCCATGGAAAGCCCCAGCGATGAGCGCATCTCGCTGGGGCTTTCCCCATATACCCACCCATTCCTTGAAGGGACCAGCCCATGTCCGGCCAGACTCCGCAGATTCTTATCTCCCAGCAGATCGGCACCGTTGACGCTGCTGTTTACACCGTTCCTGCCGCCACCTCAGCCACCGTTGCAACCGCCTCCATCTGCAACGTGACCGCTTCAACGGTCAACGTCTCAGTGTCCCTCGTACCAAAGGGCGGAACGGTTGGCGACACTACCCACCGTGTGCTGAACGTGTACCCGCTCGCCGCCAACGACACCTTTGAACTGACAATGTTCAAGGGAGCCGAGTTCGGCCCCGGTGACATGATTGCCGCCTTCGCAGCAACCGCAGCAGCCGTTGATCTTGTGGTGACAGGTTCGGTGTTCGCATGAGCCGCTCAGTCCTTCAATCAGGCTCCACCCTGAGCCCTCCCAGCACGGGGGCTATCACGGACGCCCAGTTGCCTGTTACCGCGCAGGCAGCGACACTATCTTCCACTTATGTATCCAAGGGCACTGAGACGCTGAACTTGAATGTTCAGCCCGGCGTGGACATGACCGGCGCCACTGAGTGCGGCGCCGCCGTACAGGCCGCCATCAACCTTGCCAGCACTACAGGTCTGATCCTGATCGGCACCGGACAGATCAAGTCTGCCTCAGCACTGACCATCGTCGATAACGTCGATCTGACCCGCGTAGTCCTGAACTACACCGGCCCGTCCACCACTACGGCGGTCACGGTCGGTAACTCGGGCGGTATCGTCCGCAAGGACATCAAACTCCCCTACGTCGTGAACCTCAACAAGGTTGCCGGTAACACGGGCTGGGGCGGGGCAGGCGTTGTCGGTACAGTAGGTGTATCGATCCTCAATGTGGGTATGTCCCGCATCACAGTCCCTGCGGTCTATTCCTTTGAAACCGGGCTACTCGTTACTGGCAGTACCTCCAAGGGCAGTGTCTACAACGTCGTGACCATCGGCGAAATCGTAGACAACCACGTGAACGTCAAGTTCATCGCACCGGCTGGTTACACCAATCAGAACACGTTCAATGGCGGACGGCTGGCGCACTCCGGGGTGGATTCGTCCTTCACGGTGGGCACACGGCACGTTTTGATGGCTAACGGTGCGGCGTCCGAACTCGCGCAAGGCAACACCTTCGTCGGTACCTGCCTCGAATCGCCGGACTTTGTTGAGTTCCAGCTTGAGACGTGGGGTCTGAATAACCAGTTCCTCGACTGTTCTTGGGAGACGAACACGAACACGTCGCGGGTGGCGTGGCGTGGTACCGCTGCGGGTAACCAGATCATCGGCGGCGTACAGACACCGACACTGACAGTCACAGCCGACGCCGGGGCAACAGCGAACGACATTGTGTCCGCGACACGGAAAAACTACTCATCTTCCATCACGTTCACTGGTTCCGGCTACGACATTGGAGGGACCGCCGCCGCAGGGGCTGACAGGCCCCGATACATCCGCGCTAATACAGCTATCCAAACAGGTTACGGTCCAGGTAACATGCCCGCCGCCGCAACAGCCGGTGTCGGAGCTATGTACCATAATCAGAACGATGACAAACCGCGTTTCTGTAACGGCGCATCATGGTTGCGGGCCGACTCGGTCCTCAAAACCACCAAAACAGCCAGCTACGCCATGACGG